GATGGCATTATCGATAGCATCTTTATTGTATGCTTCTGTTTTTAAGAGGGGTTTAACGTGTGCTTTTACTACTTGCATTTGGTGATACGCAATTTCGTCCTTATGTCGCCCTGCTAAAATACGATGATATAAACGATCTTCAGAACTTGGAGCGTGATGACGGGCTATATTATGAGTTTTTACAGCAGCTTCATGATGTTTAATGGCTTCATCGTTGGATGTATCTAAAGACATTCGAAGTGCATGATGAGTAGCTGCTTCTGCTGTTTTGAGTGCTGAGGAATAATTTTCAGCTAACTCTGTCTCCTCTTTACTCAATTTATTGACCGCGTTTGTTATTCCTCGTTTTCGTTTTCCCGCAAGATCGATCAATTGCTTATATGATGCGTGGTCTCGTATGCGGTGTGGAAAGTCTCCCGTGATATGATGTTTTTGGTGTTGCTGCTTGTGGGAGGGTGGTTCGTTCATAACCTTTTGGTCGATATTTCCCATATTGTAGTCGGCGTCACTGCGTTGGTCTCCGGCTTTCTTGATGTAGGATCGCAGTGTTCCTTTGCTCAATTCTTGTAGGATAACTTCTTCCTTTGACAATTTTGCCGTAGCGTTTCGAATACCCGCAAATCGTTTTCCATATCGTCGCAAATACTTGGAAGCAGCCAGTGGCTTCTTCCGATGTGTGGCGCTCATGTGATCGGCCGCATTCGCCGCCATACTACGAGAGGCTTTAGCAGTATATTGTGCTAACGTTGTGCGACTCAATTCAGTTAACTGTTCTTCCGTCAACACAATATCTGCCGACTGTAGTATCGCTTTGACTTCTTCGCGCCATTGTTCGGGTTTGTAAGGATAGTTGGAACTGATTTCTCGTTCCTTGGCATCACGTCCCGCGAGAATATCATGAGCCCGACGAACCTTAACATTTCTTTTCAACGCTTTACGAACTGCACGAGGGCCTGAGGCATAAGTTCCGCGCACCGGTCTTTTTCCCAGTGTAGTTCCAGTTTCGACCTTTCGAATATACAATTGTAGAGTTTTATCTGACAATTCATGAAGTTCTGTCTCTTCAGAATTATTGTCATACGATCCGGCATTTCGTTCCTGTTCTCTTTTGAGTGCTTGAAGACGTTTTACAGAAAGTAAAGAATATCGAGAACGAGGATCGTGAATATGTCTCAATAGTTTTTGTTTTACTTGGAGTAGGTGTGTTTTGGTTAGTTTCGTTTCTTCAGATTGAGTTTTGGCTCGTTGAATGTGAGCCTTCCGTCGCGCCAATTTGTCCAGATCGATTTTATCAACATATCGATCCTTTCCGTGACGCTCGACGGCGGCATCAACGGTATTCCCGATATCCTTATGGGCCTTCTTCGCATAGCGTCGAAGGGTGTCAGGACCGAGTTCCCGAAGGAGAAATCGTTTGAACGTTTTCATAGCTTAGTAGGCGGTTGTTGCGGGTTGCGGAGAATCTAGACGCATGTTATACTTTGCGTGACACGCTCCACCGTTAGTGATGTGGGTGGCCGCAGCATTCAAGTGTTCCGCAGACTTTGCGGTTCCCAATGAGTCCTTGGCCAACCCAAGCTGTTCGTCGGCCAAATTGAAGTGTCGCAAAATCTCTCGCTTATGATCCGACTTGATATTTCCACGCATGAAGCTATTGGCCACATCATCAGCCATGCGACGACGCTGACTTGTCAAATCGGCAAAAACGTGGTGGTGATGTCCAGCTTCCAACAACGCGGAAACCTCTTCCCCCAACTTCTTTCGACGCTGCTTGGCGAATTTCTTGTCTACACTATACGTCATGAGACCCGAACCCCCATGATGCGTAATTGGCTCAGGAATTGGAGACTTCTTTGCACCGATCTTGGAGTGGGAGATACCGCTGGACTTGAATCCGGCTTCCTTGGGACGCCACAAATTCAAGGCTTCCAATTGCGGCTCGCCTAATTCGATACCCAACACATCTTCAAGGTCCTTTTCCGACCACACCTTCTCGGGATCGGCATCCAACGCAGTAATCTGATCTTCGGTCAATTCAATTCCCAATGCATCGGCTAAATCAACTTCGTTGTTTAGGCCGCGCTTCTCGGAAGAAAACTTTGTCAAAGAACGACGGGTAGCTTGCTGAGCCGGGGAACGATGGACCTGAATGGAATCCCGATGCTTGCGAAGAGCGTCCACGCTCTTGGTGTTTCCAGTGCGAATCGCCGCAAAAATAGCCTTGGTCACATGTCCACGAGCGTCGGCATGCTTTCCTTGCTGGATAGCTGCATGGGCGTCTGCCATGTGCGCATTGACTTTGGCATCCTTCACGACAGCGCGAGAAGGACCTTCTCCTTCCGTCAAAAGGTCTTCAAGAAGAGCGTCGAGGTCGTCGTCCTCAATCGATTCAACAAAAGAGACCACTTCTTCTTCACTAATTTCTGAGTCGTCCTCGGTAAAAAGCGTCTTCGCTACGTCTTGCTTGATGGCATCTAACGCCACATCAACTTTGGCATTCAATACACTTTGGAAGATATCGTTGGCTGTTTCGCGATTCCCGTCCAAAATGACATCCAACAATGCTTCGGGTCCATGACGCAACACATCTTCGGTACTCATTTCAATATCCTCTTTCTTCAGCGGGTGTTCAAAGGAAGCATTCGCCGCCTTGAAAAACTTACCGTGATCAAATCGTGGATTAGAAGCCTTAAAAATGCCCGAATGATGATGCGCTAATTCATGACGTTTCACAGGGTCCTCAATATGTTTGATGACATCAGCAACTTGTTGAAAATGTTTTCGAGTCATCATTTCTTCGAGTGTTTCGTTCGGCATAGTTGTGTCCTCTTTAGCAAAATCTCTAGGGTTTCCGGTGACTGCTGCATCTCGGAACGGCTTCGGTTTGCTGGCTAATCGTTTATCGGCGGCATCTACAATACGGTGCAGATGTTGGTGAAACATACGACCTGTTGAACCCGGAGCATTTTTCGACTTTCGGTATCCATGTTCCTTTGCTGAATCTACCAATCCCAATACCTGATCGGTATGGAGCGTGAAAAAGTTCTTGCCATGTGCGTCGTGTTTCTTCAAAATCTCTCGGGCCGTGACGGAATCGATCTTCGATTCATTCAAGACCTCGATGGGGTCGGGCGTTGCAGACATAGTTACTCCGGTTTCTTGATATATTGTTTTTGGTCTGATGGAATCGAAGGAGCCTTGGCCCCGACCAATCCACGTTTACGAATTTTTGCGGCCAACTTTTCGGCTTGATGAATGCGTTGTAATGCCGCTGTTGCATTCGCTATACCGTGCATACGTTTTCGGGCCTTGGGACCATACTCCTCCGGTTCCATCGCAAAATGCTTCAATTCCTTTTCTGTAGGAACCCCGGCTTTCTTAGCCTCATCCCGATACGCATGTAACTTCTCGCGACTCAATTCACTCAATTCGACGGTTTCTTTGACGGGTTTCCGTTGTATCAATTCCATACTGCGTTCGACTCCCCAATTGCGTTTTTCGTGTCGAGCTTTCCATCGAGCCAACGTCGTCTTACCCCGAAGATGATCAAAAAAGGCTTTGTCATCATCGTTATCCGCCGCCCGTTGATACAAACGATGCGCTTTGGCTGATAGTTCTGAAAGCATTACGGTTTCTTCGCTGCGGGTTTTGGTTTCGGTTTTGCCGGAGCAGCCGGTTTCGGAGCCACGGACGCCTTTAAGATGGGGGATTGCGGATCGGTTTGAGGATTTCCCCCGCCCGGTATCATACCTCCCATTCCCATCGGATTCGGAGGCTCCTTCTTCATGAGCTTTTCTTCTTCGGAGATTTCTTCTTCGGTCATACACAACACATTCTTTTGAACATACTTCTTGCTGAAATACAACCCTTGATATTGTGATGTTGCTTGTAAAAGATTCATGCGTGAAGTGAGGATTTCCTGTTTCTTGGCCTCGGCATAATAGGCATCTTGAGCAAACTTATACTTGATGTCGTCCTCAATCTTCTCCCAATCCTCTTCCGTCATAACGTTCTTCAATAACAATTGGGTCTTCAACAGGTCTTGGAACAGCAACGAGAATCGCTTCTGCAACTTATCAATAAACTTGACGAAGTTGAGTTCATCGCGAGTAATCTCGGCGGCGCGACCGAAGTTGAGACCACCCTGTTGTTCCAGACGCGAGATGGGAACATTGAGAGACTGATACAACTTCTTCTGGAAGTAGATCACGTCTTCGATCTGTCCCAAATTCTGTCCGGCCGGAAGTGTTTCGATCTGGGTGCCTTTTCCACCTTCTCGACGAGCCAACCAGAAATCTTCCAACATGCTCATGTACTTCTTGTCGTCTCGAATCTCTCCGGTGTTGGCATCATACACCAACTTATTTCGGAAACGATTCATTTGCTCTTTCAAGTACTGTTCCGCCTTGACCTTCGGTAACGACCCCACGTCAATGTAGAAAATTCTTCGTTCAGGTGCCCGAGAAATGCGGTAAATGACCACCGCATTTTCCATCATGCGGAGTTGGTTGACCGGCTTGATGGCTTTGTGCAAATAGCTCATCACCATGTTGTTGTCTTGATCGGCCAATCCCGATGGACAATACGCTATTGCGTCCTTGGTGATCGTCAATCCTTGGGTGGTTGTAGAGGTAATTCCATGCCCTCCGATATTTCCCAAGCCCTTCGAATTAAAGACGTAGAATTCTTTGACATCTTTAATGAAATCTACGCCGGTTTTTGGATCGCGTTCCTTCTGAATCTGTCGAACTTTTTTGATCTTTCGAGGATCAATATATCGAATATCAGTCAGTCCTTGACTCTTCTTGGCGTTGTCGATGACCTTATGAAAATATATCCGACCATCTACATACCAACGACGAAAATAGTCGTGTGCCTTTAGATTAAACTTCAACAGCTTTATGATGGTTTTGAACTGTATCTCGATGTCTTTTTTGATACTTTCCGATAACTCAACCTTTTCCAGATTGATTTCTATCGGAGGGTCTTCGTCCATATTGGCAATGGCTTCATTGACAATGGCATCAATCGCCATGTCGCAATCTGCCATGATAGAAATGTCTCGATATCGCTTAATCAATTCCGATTCGGTTTTTGCGGCCCCATCCAAATCCAGATAGGTGCCGTAATACCCACCGGCCTTAAACGTATCTAATGTTCCGTCGTCGGTCGGTGGTACAAAGCTAGTTTCCGTTTGAGTGGTCTTTTTCTTTGTTACTTCGTATCCGAACGGTCGATTACCCCGAAAATTGGAATCCATGATATATCTCTTACCTTACGGTTTAGAGGGGAGTAACTTCAAATGACTGGTATTGGAATGTCACGGTAAATTCTGAAATGACGTCGTTGGACCCATACGACAATCCCACTTCGCTAACGGTAATGGGGAAACATCCGAACAATTGATAGGTTCGAATGGTTTCATCGTTACGATCCAACTGGGCGACCAACAGATCAGCCATGTAGCTTCCCGGAGCCGTATATCCCCCGTTATTGGTACGATCATTCATCAAGTTCGACCAACGTTCAAAGAGCTTACGCAACTTCATCGTTGTGTCGTTGATGACCGTAACTGTCCACGGATCGAAGGTACGTTCGCCTCCCAACTTGACCTCACGGCCACGATACTGCACAATACAGGGGTTGACGTTGGATGCGGGTAGGGCGGCTGATGTAACTAATACCGAATCTTCCGACGCGCTGGCTCCTACCAACA